TAGTATGGCTTTTGCGTATTCCAGGAATGGATCACTAGCCAGACCTGTACTTGGGTGTATGTTAATCAATAGAGGTATACCTCATTTAATACCAATGCGATTATTAAAAGGTGGAAGGTGGGATGGCGAACTCACAGAAATATAAATCTATAACAATTCACGGTAAGAAGTATCCAGAAGTAGAAATACATTGGATGGATATTTTAGGTGATAGTAGTATTGCTACAGCAGAAGAGTTTGGGAAAATGAAACCAGCAAATTTAATTAGTAAATGTTATTTATACAAGCGAACAAAAGACTACATTTATACATTTGCTACCTATCAAGTAGATAATGATGAATCTTACGGTGATCGCAATGTTTTTCCTGTAGGTATCGTTAAAAAGGTCCTCAAAATACCCCTTTAAATCCATTTCTAGCACCCTTCTAGGGTGATTGTGCCTTAAAAACACTAAACCTCTCGTATGGTCTTTATATGGCTAATTAGAGGTAAACAAATAATTACAAAAAAAATTTAACAAACCTCTTCATTTCCACGTAGTATATGTAGGAGGGTTATTATGAAAATACCTGTTGAAATATATAAGACTATAAGATTTTCTTTAATAAATTTAAAATATGAAACTGAATTACAATTTCCTGAAGATAAAGAAAATAATAAAAAATGGACTAGAGAATTAGATAAACAATTAAAAGATATAGAAAATGCTTTTAAATGGTTAGGAAAACATAAAAGAAAAAAAAAACCCCCCTGTAAAAAGGGTGGGGCCAGTTTTAAGGAGGAGAACATCAAGGAGTAACCAGCCCCGTATTCTAAAGAAGGAAAATAAACGAAAACTTCTCTAGAAATTATATTAAATTCATTAATCCACGCAACCAGATATTACCAATAATGAGAACATACGAATTATCTTCATTGTCATCCATCCATTGTTGTATTGATCTTGATTTTGCGTGAATTTCATCTTCAGTAATATTATGTCTTATCAAATCTACAGACATAAATTTCCACCAACTTGTTCATAATAAATTACTAGATTACAAAATTGTATTGCAACTAAAGCTGTAAGTAGAATTGTGATAATTATTTTCATAGAACCTCAATTCCGTTTGCCTTACCAATATGAACTTTAATTAAATTTCTCTCTTCCATACGTCTAAGCATATGCCAAACAGAAGTATGTGATTTTAATTCAAGATGATCTTTAATCTGTCTAAGTGTAGGTGATCTTTTTTCTTTATTTAAAAAATCTTTAATAAAGTTTAGACACCTTTGTTGTTTCTCAGTAGGACCTATCATTTTGCACCCTTAATCTTTGCTCGTATTTGACGATGATAACTATCAAATATTTCTGTTAGTTGTTTTTGCTGTGCTGGTGAAAGCGTTCTAATTACTGTATCTTGATTAAAAAAATAATTTTCTAAATCTGCTTGTCTTGTTTCTAAAGTAGCTTCAGCATTTTTAACTATACGTTGCATTGCAACAATAATATCATCTTGCTTCTTCGAATTAAGATTAACAACTTTAGTTGCAATTTTATCAGCAACTTTGACTAGCTTATCAATTGGCTGTGCTTGAGGATTAGATTTTTCACTATCCTCATCATCACCAATCTGCATACAAAATGTTTTAATAAATAAATACTTAATGGCATAAGAGTAAGCCTTACCTGGTCCTTTATCTGAACTATCAATACCGTATCCAGTAAAGCCATTAATCGTAATCTTCTCTTCTGGATTTTCTGCATTAATAAACTCACCATCAACTGTTGTGATAGTCATATTACCATTGGCAATTGTTTCTCTTATTTGAGGTATAAAAGTAATCTTTTCTTTTACTAATAAATCCTTCACCATGTCTGACACTTTATTCCAAGGCAGTACAGGGTATGGAATACCTTTTGCTTTATCTTTAACAATGGGCTTACATCCAGCCATAACATTGTTCATCTTTAAATATATATTACTCATTCAATTCCTTAATGCCAAATCGTCTAGTGCTGTACCCTTCTTTAGCTGGTACTACCTTCTCTGGCTGTGGTTTATATGTGACAGTAGTGTGTCGTATTTCATAGTTTTGACATTTTCCTACTTCGTTCTGACCTAGTATGGACTTCATATGAATTTCTAAATCATCTTTAATTTGCTTAGAATGTTTCATAATCTTTTCATTAGCTTTCCATTCATGGATCAAGGTAGGTAATTCATTATTGCCAGATAAATCTACTGACTCTGTAATACCGTTACCTTTAATTAAACGACTAGCTTCGGAGGAACTGTCTGGATCATAATAATCCTCTGTGTCAACACGATGCCAAAAATCTGTAACTGCTTCTGTTATCTTTTCTTGGACATCTCTGTTGGAATACTCAACATACAATTGTAAATCCCATCCATTGACTAATCTTGCTACAATGCACCAAGAGAAATTACCGCAAAGCATTTGCCCTTGTGCTTGAATACGAACATTAGTTGGGTATCCAGGTATCGTAGAGTTCTTAATCTCTAATAATCCCACACCTGTTAATGTATGAGATGCTTGAAAGTTATCTTTAAATTCAATGCTGTCTTGTATTGTTACATAGTAATCGGGTGATGATCCTAGACCTGGAACGAGAGGATTTCTATCAGCTTCCGTAGGAAGATTAATAGATACTTTCCCGATTTGGTTCAGTTTATCTAGGACCATCTGCCCTATAGTGCCTTCCATATAATTTCCAGCCCTAACTTTAGCGTTCACATCACCCAAGCGATTATCGACATGACCACTAACTCTAGCATCAATGTGCCTTTTTAAGACATCGTTTCTGCTATTATACCCAGTAAAACCATCATGGGTTTCAACAATACTAGGTAATTCCGAACAGCCTAATTCTTTTCCTGTTATCGTAAGTTTAGGCATCATTGACCTCCTATGTTAAGAAGGACAAATAAAAATATTGGGATCATAATCCCAAGACTCATTGTTAAAATAAAAGTTATTAATGTTACCGTAAAACGGTATAGTGCTTGTATGATTTTTACAGTCAATAAAATTCTTGGATAACTGTAATTATCGTACCTTATAATATTCAAAAGTTTAAAGGGTAGTTTTCCGCCAGTCATAGTTCCTCACAATTTCCAAATATGCTTTGGTGTATATATATTGTTTAAATGTTAATTAAATGTTCTTTCGTTTAATATCAAGTATTTATATTGTTTGTTTAATATTCAATATAAAATAAGCGTCAATTATGTATATCAGCCTTTATTTCCTCCTTTTTATTGTTCCATTTGTATAAGGATTAAAATCTTTATCCTCACCATTGTCATCCATAATAAAAATAACATCAGCATCCATAAATCCTTGAGTTTCGGGTGTAGATTTATAAATTGACTCAGTTTTAATTCTATTTATTACACTACTTGCTGTTTCCTCATGTATAGTGCCAGTCATATCATCTAAATATAAACCATTGCCAAACTCAAACCACCAGGACAATCCTTCACCATCTGAGTTTTCTTGATATACATCACTAACATCAATATTATTATCAACTAAAATATCATAAACTTTTTGTAATCTAGTTGGTAAATTAGTAATTCTAATTCTTTGTTCCATTATTTCCTCCTTTTTAAAATGTTAGAAACTGTAGAAGGATGCCACACGCCCCCTCTTTGTGTAGTAACTCCTCTAGCATTAAGTGCTTGAGCAATATCTTTTAGTGATGCTAATCCCGATGCCTTGATACCATCAATTAAAGGTAGTATCTCTTGTGCAAAATCATTGGCTTCACCACGCTGTACCCTATTACCTTTTCTACCAGCTTTTAATCTACTGTCAGTATGAGGATTGCCTAGTTTAACACCTCTAATCTTTGCTTCTGCTAATGCTAATCTTGTTCTCTCTCTTACTCTAGTGCTTTCATTTTCAGCAACAGCACCTAAGACATGAAGAGTTAATTTATTAGCATCGGGCATATCACAACATTCAAATTCAACACCAGACTCCATCAATGTAGCAAGAAATAATAAATTCCTGGACAAACGATCTAACTTTGCAACAACAAGTTTAGCACCTGTTTTCTTACATAGTTTTAATGCTTCTTTGAATTGAACTCTTCTGTTGTTACGACCACTTTCTATTTCAGTAAACTCTTGTAGTAATTGCCATTTACCACCATCTAAATGCTCTTGTACTTTTCTTTTCTGAGCATCTAAACCATAACCAGTATCACCTTGTCGTTGTGTCGATACACGGTAGTAAGCCACAAAGTTTCCGTAATGTGGCTTACCAGCATTGTTGTTCTGTATAAACGATTGGTTCATGTTCTACTCCTTTATTAGTTTGTTAAATTCTTTAATGTACTTCTGTGGTACAGTCTTAGTTGTAGTACCAAAAACATTATCTAGTTTATCACCACGAATAATTGCATATTCTTCAGCTACTAATTCATCACTAACAACTTTAGTACAAGCTAATGATATTTCATAACTCTTCAAAGTTTCTGTCAAACTATTAATAACTAAATCTTTTAATTGTTTAGAGCCTTCAAAATCAGAATCTTCTAAATGTACTCTTTGCCATTCGTAACAATAATAATTAGGCATTAGTTCTACTCCTCCCCGTCTATTTTTATTTTACAATCGTAACAACCATAACCACCAGTTTCTTCAATTGGTTCTAACTCCCCCTCAGTTTCACGATGTTGAAATTTAACATATGAATGACTAGGAGTTAAAACGTCAGCAACATCCTCTAAAGTATAAGGCTCATTGCTTTTAATAAAGTTAATTGGATTTGCACCTTCTGTGTTTGTGTTACATTCATCACAAGGTTCATTTTTAAAAAAACATATGTTACCATCAACAATTTTATAACTGTCAAAATTATTTAAAATTGCAAAACACTTTTCAAAAGTTTCTTTGTTAAATGTATCGTATATATTCATGTTCTATTCCTTTTCTTGTTATGTTCTATATACATATAAACATCAAAACAGTAATTGCAATGTATATTATTCACATTTTACAAAATATATTAACAAAGAGGTAATATGACTGATCAAATCAACCCAAATCACTACAAAAGACAAGGAAATGGCCAGAGAATTGAAACAATTGAAGCCATACTATCACAGATGACATATCCAGAAGCTGTAGGCTATCTCAAGGGTTCAGCGATGAAATATCTATCAAGAATGGGTGTTAAAGACGGTGAACCAGGTT